GCGTATGTGATGAGTGCCTGCAAAATCTCGCCCTCGTTGGTGGCAGTGTAAATTTCTTCTGTGGTGATGTACTTGTTTTTCAGGAGCGTGAACCAGTCCACGCACAGCACGTCGACTGACTCGTTGTCGCTAGCAAGGCGCTCAAGCCTGTGCTCAATCTCACCAGCCCAACGCAACTGTGTGCCACGGTAGTATTTGATGTAATTCTGCCCACCAGCCAAGATCGACTCAGTGCATTTTGGGTCGCTGATATCAAGTGAAAAACTGAAATTCGACCCACGATTGAGGGTCTGGCTGTACTTGAGGCCACGCGCCTTGTCCAAAATGGCGATGAGCTGGTCGCTTGTGTTGTATACCTCGACCCGGTGTTCTACTGCCATATTGGTGCTTAAACGCTCAGAAACGCGTCATACCATGCGAAAACGGCCCGTGCGGTGGCGTTATAGGTGTCCTCATGAATGAACGTCACTTCGTTATCACCTGGCTGCAACGACCAAAAGTCACGAATGCCAGTCGACACGTTTGCAAGTACATTGACGCCATTGTCGTCGACTACGGTGTGGTTTTTCATATCGATGACAATGTACCGGCCAACCGCAATGGTTGAGTTGTACTGAAATTGGTTGTCAGTTGTTACGTTTGCAACCGTTGGATTGGTCAGTGGGCCGTACAGTGTCACCGTTGGGAATGTTTCGGTATCACCGTCGTTGGTCAACGTAGCTTCACCACCAACGCCAGTGCCGAATGAAAGCGGGATAGCGGTCGGGATCGTCAGACCGCCGCTGGTGTCTTCCAGCATGAGCGTTGAGCTTTGAGCCGTCGATGAAAAAATGCGGTAGTCAGGACAAATCAACTCAAAGAGCACCTCGTCAAAAATGCGCTGTCCTGCTGAATTCCCGCCGGACAGCTTGCGCGCATACCCGGTCAAGAAATACGAGTCACCGTCAGCGTCCACGACTGTCAACGTGACCACCGGGTCAATGCTGACTGACAGGTCAAGCTCGCTGGTCAGTGTGGTGATACGATCTTGGAAGTTCAACTCGGTTGAGCCAATGATTTCAACCCTGACCACGATAATGCGCGCGCCAAACAACGCGCGTGATACGAACGCACCGTGCGCACTAGGCAGGTCAAACGATGATATGCGGCGCTCTGGTGATTCCAAGCCTTTGATGATTTTCAGGTTGTTGCCGCCTGATTCAAGATCGGGGGTATTAGCTGTCGCCGTGAAGCTGCCAATTGTTATGCTGTTGATTCTCATGTTGAGGCTCGAAATATAAGCGCGATCGAATTTGCAAACGAATCAATATCTTGCTGGTTGTTCAAGGTGACGTTGCCAATACTAATAATAGCAGACCCGCCGCCGCCTTCCTTTTTGGAAATGTCCGAAGACGTATCGCCGCCGGTTTTGGCTGATACCATTCCGCCGGTGGTCGTGTCCAAAAGGTTCACCAATTCCTCAAAGTCGGATTTGATATTGTCCAAAAACTTCTTGCGACGTTCACGCATTTTTTCAAGGTGATTGTTGTGGGCCTTGCGCTCACGCTTCATCATGGCCTTGATATTGGTGAAGTTCTGCTCGCGCAGCTCGTTTTGCTGTGCAAACGTGTCTTTGATGTCGACGATCTGCTCGTTTTTGTTGTTGATGAGTTCCTGTTTTTCGGCAGCAAACTGCTCTTTGAGTACCTGCACTGCGTCCAGTCCATCGACCCGGCGTGCCTCGGTAATGGCGTCACCAAAGGTGATGTAGTCCTGTTTGTGCGCTTCCAAAAAGGCGTTTTCAGCGTTGATCTGCTCTTGAATCAAAGCCAGCTCAGTGTCGCGAGCCAGAGTCGCTGCGTCGATTTTTGCCTGCAATCCTTCGTTGAAAATGCGCTCCTTCTCAACCTTCGCTGCCTCCAAGTCCGCTATTTCTTCGGTTGTTGTGGCATTTACGATGTCGATTTCTTCTTGGGCGTCAGCCTGTAGCCCGGCAATCTTCTCGGCTCCGGCTGCCTGTAGCCCGGCAATCTTCTCTGCTGCCTCGGCTGTTTCCGCTTCTGTCGCGTAGTCGTTGATCGAAGCCTGAATGGCGGCAATCTTCTCGGCCATTTCCTCGTTAATGCCAGCGATGTCCTCTGACAGGCTTTCGTTGATATCCGAAATCTCATCGGCAGCGTCGGCGTACATATCAGTAATTTTGTCCAAGTGCGCCTGCATTTCAAACTCAGTGAAGGCACCAGCCGCCATTTCGTCCTGCAACTCACCGATCTTTTGTGCTGCGTCTGCGTTGATCTCCACGATCTCCTCGCCAAAGGTAGCAATGCGCCCTTCGGCCTCGATCAACTCGTCAGCGATATCAGACGCCAACTGCAACTTGAGGTCGCTTTTTGCTTCCCTGAATTCCTTGCGCACCTCCTTGATTTCCAGGCGCATATCCTTCACCGACTTTTTGAAATCCTTCCAACTATCCTTAGCTGCGTCAATTCGAGTGCGGAAGTCTGACAACGTGTCTTCAAACTTGGTTTTTAGGTCTTTCATGCTGTCGCCAATATCCTCGACAACATTAGCCAGATCGCTCGTGTCCTCAGCGGCCTCCTTTGCGGCCTTCCCCTCCTCCTTGATTGCTTCCGCCGCCCCGGCAACCGGCGGGACGACGTTAGCCGTCGCACCACCAAGCGATGAAATGTCCATATTCATGGAGTCAAATGCCACTGTGACCGCTTGTGCTGTATTTCCAAATTGGGTTGCCAGGTCGCTGTTCAATTCATCGGATACAAGACCAAACATTTCCGCGGAGCCGCTCGTGGTTTTGAATGCGTCAACAAATCGAGTTTTCACAAGATCGGCAGCACGAGAAAAATCGCCTGTTGCCGCCGCCTTTAATGCTTCCGCCAAAGACTCAAAATTTTGCTTGAATGAAAAAACACCGACGGCAGCGTCGCGCATTGCCGTGACAACAACACTGCCAAAAGCAATGGCCCTAGCCCCGGCGTTTGCAAGTGATATCGCCACGGTTTTCAAAGTTGAACCAATAGCAATGCCAAAATTTGTTGTCACATACAATGCTTTTGCAAGAGAATCAAAGGCACCTGTATTAGCAGCCGCGCTGTTTGTTGAGTTTGTAAGCTCCTGCACAATCACTGACAAAGCTGGTTTGAGGGCGTCACCTAAAGCCGATTTGAGCGTGAAGGTCGCGGCCTTGAGTTGAGCTTGTTTTCCTGCAAATGTTTCAGTTGACTCAGCGGCCAAGCCTTGGAATACCTCGGTTTCTTTCAACAAGCCATTGTACAAAGCGGCTGTAGCGGCTTGCTTTTTTGTTGCGTTGTCCAAGTCCTCCATTTGGAAGCCCGCCTCCTTCAAAATAATGCTGATATTTTTAGTTACACCAGCATTGTCCACCATGACTGAGTTCAGGTTTTTCAAACCACCAGCAGCGCCGACGACCGCCTCGCCCATGCTCAATTGACCTTGGCGCGCTACTGAGGCCGAGTCCTTCAATCTTTCCAAAACCGTGCTCGCCTGCTCAAGGTCGCCGTTGAATCGTGGCAGCAAGTTCAACAACGATTGCGACGCCTCTGACATTGTAATCAATCCGTCTTCCGAAAGCGCTTGAGCACGGGCCTTTACGTCCTCGAAGTTGTTGCCTGTGGCGCCTGAAATTGCCTGCAAACCAAGCAGTGACGTTTCAAGGCTATTTGAGGCGCTGACAGCTTCCTTCAACACCTGGGCAACTTTTGTAGCAGCAAAAAAGCCTAGAAACGCGGTGCCTAGCTTTGCCATGGTTCCACTCAGTTTACCGCCCGAAGTATCAAAACTTTTTGTCTTTTGTTGCGCAGCGTCAATGCCAGTTTGATACTTGGTAGTGTCTGCCTTGATCTCTGCGACGATTGTTCCTGCGTTGAATGCCATGCTATTTGCTGCCTTGGGCGATATTCTTTAGTTTTTCCCAGCTTGTATCATAGTCCGCATTTGTACCGGCTGTGCCCTCTGGCATGTTCCGGCGCATGTGACGGTCAATGGATTTCTGGGAGTCCTTGGTGAGGTGTATGTAACTGGCGGCCAGCTTCATACGTTCAAATTCTGACGCCTCAATCTCCTCTGCCTCCTCGTAGAATGCAATGGCAACTGTAATCGGCAACGCATTGATCTCACGAAGCGACCAACCGTATGCCCTAGCGAGCTTCGCTTTGATTGCTATTTTTTTTTATCCGCAGCCTGTGTTTTTCCTGAAAGGAAAAGTTGAGAAATATGCGCGAGTAACTGGTACACCTGTGGCGGTGTCAGTGATCGCATTACCTCATCAGTCGGTGGTGTTACAAAGGCTTTTTCTGCCAGAATCTTGGCAAGCTGGAGCCAGCCGCCTGGGTCTTCCTTGCTTTCCTTGATCTTGGATAATTTGTCAAAAATAGCAGAGAATTCACCGGCCTGGTCAAGAGTGGGCACTTTCAGCTCGTACTCTTTTCCCTTAATCGTAACCGTCTGTTGAGCGAATTCGTCAAGGTTGAAATTGGACATAGTGTAGCGTTTTTCCGGGGGCTGCTGAAACGCTACATAACAGCAACCCCCGGTTGGATTTATTTAGGCGGTAGAATCACCGAATGTCATGAGTCCGTTCGTTTCGTCGATGAAACAAGTGAACGTAACGGGCAAGAGTGTTTCACCTTCGTTGTTCAAAGCCATGTCGCCAACTTCGGTGACGGCAGCTTTCCAAAAAGTGAAGTTCTCTGTTGCGTCAGCGGAGTTGCGACGCTTCAAAACGAGCACAGCGCCAAGAGCGCGCATTGAGTCGTTTGTTTCTGCTGCCAGATCAATGCGGGCCACGCCAGCACCATCATTGGCTGGAAATGCCTTAGCCCACACATCTGCCAAGTCTGACTTGGAGGTCTGCTTGAGGTTTGTCGTGATAGTCACGCTGCGGCCCATCACTCGCTTGTCAACGAGCGTGGAACCGTACTTGTCAACTGTGATGTCAGCATACTCAGTGCCAACGACCACGGTCGTGCTTTCATCGGTAAAGCCAAGATTTGTAGCGCCGAGCACCAGGCTGACTGAGCCGATTCTGTAATTGTCGATTGCTTCTGCCATAGTGTTAATTTAATTGGCAATTGTTAATTGGTAGTTTGCGACCACTTCATACCTGTTGTTTTCGTCCTGGCCCAGGTTGTATGGCTCTTGAATCGCGAAGCCGGTGAGGACACGGCTGCCGCTTGGAAGATCATAGTCAGTCTGATTCGTAGAATCATCTGCATGGAGCAACTGACGTATTGAGTTGGCCTTGGCCTTGGCCGTGTCAATATTCGTGTTTCGCACTACGATCTGAAAGGTCAGATTGCGCTTTGGGCCTGCCATACTTGCACCGCTGCCTCCCGTGTGGAGTACCCCAATGCAATTGTCGACATCGGCTGGCATTTTCGAGTAGAAAATATCAGTGCCGACCGTCCCAATAGCTTGATCTTCCAAATGTTCTGCGAGTTCTGATTCGATTGCTGGCATACGACTACACGTTCATTTTACTACTTTTTGCCTTAGAAATTGCTACAAAGCACGGTTGAGCTGCCTTTCAATGGCCGTCCGCAAGTGGCCGATATTCTGCTTGATAGGGTTCTCAAGATATTTTGGCTCACCTTTTGCGCCGCGTTCCGGGCTGGTTGATCGGGGGCCGGGGTGAGTGAGTGATGTGTCCTCGTGCTGCTTGGCAGCATACGGCTTGTCGTAGCCGATAACTTTGACACCGTTGCGGATCGGCTCGTCAATGATGGCGCCCTGCAATTCGCCCTTGTCATAAGGAATGATGGCCGTAGACTTTGCCAGTATTTCGACGGCAAACTCGTCAATCCCACGGTGCGCCGCGCTGACGCCAACGGCGCCCGCTTTTGCGAGCCTCCGGATCAACTGGTCGACTCCTGTGAATTTCACGCTCATACCTTTGTGCGCTGTAGTAGCAGCTTTTTATACTTCAAGGTGGTCACGGTACCGATCTGATCTAGCACGCGTAGAATGCGGTACGTCACGCTGTCATGCGTCACCTTGTCCTCTGGGTTGACTGAGGTTTCTCGTGGAATAAAAACGTGCGAATCTGACGTGATTTCCTTGCCGTTAGCGTCACGAATCAACATAGACGTTTTGACAAACTTGGCCGCCACGCTGGTCGCGGCCCCATAAGACGGGTCGCCGCTGTCCGTGTTGCCGGTTTTGACCGTCAGGCTGATCGTGTCCGTGAGAAAGTTGACCGCTGTCATCGGAACATTCTTTGGTGATTATACCGTCCAACTGTGCTGACGTATGGCTTAATCAGCTCAAGGGCGCGCAGTGGCAGGTTGATCGTCTGGGTGCTTTGGTCGAAATATTCAACCTCCTCGTCACCGAGTTTTTGACGCTTGATATTCGTGGCGTTGCCCTGGTCAAGATCGCCGTCGATGACAGTCAGCGCCGTTTCAAGGGTAGCCCATTTGATTTCAGGTGGAATCTCGGCAATGAGCTGATATTGCTCACCAGCAACCGGCAGCACTGAGAATGTGCCGCTGATCGTCAATGTGCCATTGGCCGCGTTGAAATCAGTGACCAAATGGAATTTTTGAAAGTTCCCGTCCCCCTCACCAAAAAACCACAGACCGGCATAGTTCCAGTAGTCATCGAACATGGTGATTTTGTTGGCCAGGTCTGCGTCGACGATAGTGCCGTTGACACTGTTGGTCGCGGAGTCAACGCCCCCACTGAAAATATCAACGTTGTTTCGTGGAAATTCAAGGCGCTGCCAGGTTTTGAGCCTTTCGTGGTGGAACCGGAAGGAGTCAATCAGGCGCGTGGCCTCAATGATCGCTTGCGTCTTCTGGTCGCTGGTAGCCCCTGTCCACGAAGTTGAGTTGTTGCGGTCAGCAAAATACTGGTCAGCCTCAGTCAGCCCAACATAGGCATTTGCGCGCGGGTGCGCGGGGATAGATTGTAGCGTTGATACAGCCATTTACTTCTGCTTTTCTTCGTATATTAGGGTCAGTTCCTTGTCGATTTGATCCTCATCGGTTGACGCAATGTGCCATACTTCCGGCTCAAGGTCGCCGTCAAAAAGCACTGTCACAATAGTGATTTCACCCTCGGTTGATTGCTCTTGGATTTGGTACATATTATGTGAATTCTTGAATTGATACGACTGTTGCTGCTCCTGACGCGATGGCCCTGATTGCCGAGTTGCTGTAGCTGTACTCGTCCATTTTCCACTGCTGACCCGGCATGATAGTGATACCACTATCCAGGACAGCCGTAGCTCCAAATGCAAGCGATACTCTCTGGGTTGCATGGGTGTTGGTCAATATCAAGCCTTTGCGACTAAAATTTTGCGACACAAGTGCCTGATCTGCGACTCCCACGCTGCTGGTGGCTGGAGCCGATCCAGTGATGTACTGTCCCTTTGTAGTGACGTTTCCTGTGACCGCTTGGGTGGAAACGCTGCCAGCTACGCCAAACAGTAAAACTGTGGCGTTGAGCGTACCGCTTGACCATGCTGAAACACGCGCGCGCCAGTAGCGGAAGTTTGTCTGCACGGTGTAGATACCTGTTTTTGAGCCTGGTTGCTGTGAAGTAGCGGCGTTGCCAGGGGCATTCAAGCTGGCCATCGGGCAGGCTACCCAGTTCGTGTTGTCGTTCGAGCATTCCCAGATTTGGGTCATGTTGAACGTGCCAGATATCTGATAGCTGATGAATGACGCCTCGCCAACGTCCAAACTCACAATCGTCTGGGCCGCTCCGGTAGCAGTTCCCGCGTTCGTTGAAATGAGCTTGACGGTCTGACCTTCCAAAACACCAAGACTCGTGTTTGCCGTGTCTTGACGCGAGTACAGGCCAGAAAAATGGGTGCCCATTTGTGTCTGTGTAGCCTGAAGGGCAAGAGTTGCTTCCGTTGCGGGCGCGGCAATGATCTTGGCAAGTACAGCAGCAAGCGTTGTCTGTGTCGCGAAGTCCTCGGCGGCAAGGCTATTCAAAGCAGAGAGCTGGTCGTTTTGCACTGCGAGCGTGGCTTGATTAGCCAGCCTGGTTTCAATAGCCTCTGTCGCTGTTTCAATAGCTGCAAGGCGAGCGGTCTGTGTTTCCTGCTCTGCAACAGTAGCGCCGCCGGTAGGCACTGCGCCCTGCGTTTTCATTCCTCCCCACTGAGTACCGTCTGGGTTTTGACCTGAAACCTGCACAGCGAGCAAGTCGTCGTTGGGTGTTGATTTTGCTTCGTCAAACGAAAGGTCAGCCATAGAATTTGAACAGGGTTATAGCTTCATTTTACTCCGTTTCAGGGTTTTTCTTGCTATTCAAGGTAGAGTAGTTTTTGGAAATGGCCGATCGTTTCCTCTGGCTCAATGGGAATTTCGGCAAAGTTTGCAAGGTTCGCTAGGTAGTTTTCTCGTGAGGCTAAGTCAGGGAGTTGCCGATATGAGAACGAGCCAAAGTGCACAAACTCAGCTTCATGGGCAACCTTGACCTTCCAGCCCCATTTCTTTGCCTTCACTTGAATATCGATATCATCCCACCCATACCCTTGAAATACCGTAAAGCCTCCCCCGTTCTTTTCAAGAATCTCACGACGAATAGTCATGCCGCAGCCGGTCACAAACGGCACGTCAGACCATGGCTTGATATCCTGCTGTCGTTGACCGATGTGGTCGATTGCGTGCTCACCAATTGAGCGCCAACACGCACCGGCGTGCTGAATCCTGCCGTCAGGGTATCGCATTTTGCAACCAACGACACCTACCTCTGGATCATCGAAATATCCCATTTGCTTCTGCAACCAGTACGGATCGGGGAATTCCACGTCGTTGTTCTGGTACTGCACAAATGCCGCGTCGGTGAATTGTAGACCGTAGTTGACTGCCACCGTGCTGCCACCGTTCTGAGGCGTCTGTACGACTGTATGACGGCCACCGTAGCGCCTTTTGATAATATCAAACGCAGTGTCGTCAACGGCAAAATCATCGTTGGCAACGTGCCCATACGGGCTACAATCATCGACCAATATCAAGTCGTAGTCCGGGTATATGGTTTTTTCCATCGAGTCGATAGACTTGATCGTCATGTCGCGTCCCGCGTCGTCATTGAACCAGACGGGGACAATCAGGCTAACCTTTGGCAGCTTGCTCATCTTGATATTTTTTAATCCCTAAGAGTGTTTTTTGTGCCACGTCAATGGCTATTTTTTGGCGTTCAATGTAGAAATCTAGCGGGTAATATTTCTGTTCATCGATCAATTTGGCTGTCAGATACCCGTAGTCAAATGCCCGGTCAACGGCTTTATAGTTCAAGTCTGGCCGCAGGTGCTCCACAAAAACCTTGTTGGTTTGCGTGAACCTCATACCATGCTGGCGCATACGCAAATAGAATTCCGTGTCCTCGGCTACCGGGTATGACTCGTCGATCTTCTCGTCAAGCAGGTCGCTGCGGTAGACGATTGTAGACGACCAGTTTTGATTTGAATGGTTGACCTCGCGGGCTTTTACGAACACGCTCAACTCTGCCTCGGCCACCATGTCGCGAATCCAGTGCTCATCGAAAAACACCACGTCAGTTTCGGTAAATAAAAGCAGCTCACAGGTGGCTTTGGATATGGCGTCGTTCCATGCTTGTGGAATGCCTGGGATTGTCGAATAGCACACCTCAACGGTTCCAGAATACTCCTGCAACTCAAGCTGACGAATCATATTGAACGCGTCTTGCTCGGTCTTCGCGATGAAAACAATGCTTACACTTTTGGCTGCCATAGGGTTTGGATTTGTTTGTTGGCTTTCTCAATGTCTACATCTGGTAGTACCGACTGTATCAGCGCCACTATATCTTGTGGCATTTTCTCGTAGCGCACTTTGATCGCTGGAAGCTCAAGCGAGTCTGCTAGGTACTGAATTTTACCAGTGCGTGCCAACATTTCCCGGTGAATCTCATCGAGCGAGAAAGGCCCAACCGGTGAAAATCCCCGGCTTGTTTTATTCGCACTAGCCGCAGCCATCCACGGGTTGCGCGTGCAAATAACCAGGTTCTCAACATTCAATCCACACGCTATCCACACGTCGAGCGTCTTGGTAAACAATGGGTCTTTGACCCACTTGCCTGCAAACTTCTTATCGATGTATTCAACCATCGGCCGCATGATATCAACGCACTTTTCCTTTTGCTTTGGGGTCAGCCAGTCAACCGCGTTGGGCTTATCCAGTCCGTTGATCGAAAACATCAGCTTATTGATATCGTTGATTTCCTTGTCCTCGAAGCCAGCGCGCGAGTCTGTGTCCCATTTCAAGTCGCCGATAAAGTCGGCCCCAAACTGTTGGAGTGTCGCAGCAACGAATGAGGTGCCAGATCGGCCTGAACCAGTCACGATATTCATGCGCGTTTTTTACCGACAACGATTTTTTTATTGCCACGCATGACCCCAGCCGCGATCTGCCCTTGGTCGAATTTTTGTATCTTCTTGGCGATTTCAAAATCCTCCTCTGTCGTCCAGTTGTACTGGAACCGGAAAAACCACGGCATAATGGCATGAGTTTCCTTGTGGCTCACAATCTCAAAATGCTCGTCAACAATCGGCGTGATATTCTGACAAGCTCCCTCGAATGGGCTGGCTTTTTGTAGGTTCTTCGGCTTCAAATTCTCCCGTGATTCACTGTACTTTTTGGGCTGCATTGACAACAGCATATCAGCCTCACCTCGGTTCAACTTGTTGTCCTGGTCATTCTCAATCACGAACAACCGGCCATCATCCTTCAAGCCTATGTTGATCTGATCCATGAGGCGATGAATTTCAACCAAGTGGTGGAGTGCGTCGTGGGCAAAAATAACGTCGTATTTACCTGGTTCCAATTCAACCTTGTTGGCGTCACCGACGAAGTAGTTGACGCTGTAGCCCTTGGCAGCCGCCTCTGCCTTTCCTTCTGCAAACACCTCATCAGACAGGTCAAAGGCGTGCACCTCGTGGCCATACGCTGCGATATGAGTGGCGATCATGCCAGAGCCACACCCAATGTCCAAAACGGTCATTTTATGCTCTACATCGAACATTTCGGCCATGCTCTCGCGCACCTCAACGTCAGCGATTTCGCGCAAACGTGGATTGTGGAAGTACCCAGAGTCCATCGAGCGAGCTTCCGGCGTGTGCATGTCACGCCAGTGCTCCCCCTCTCGCTTGATCTTGTCCTCGTAGGTTTCCATATTAGCGCAGGTTCAAGTACATCGAATCGAAGTACGGCAGGAAGTTGTGCGGTGATACCTGTAGGCTGGTGCTTGCTTTCAGACCGTCGTAGTAGGCTTCGTGGTTGCTGTTGCGCACCAAAATCAACTTGTTGTGGCCATAGGCTACAATGCGCCATCGGTTCGGGTCGTCCTGTTGTGCTCGCAGAAATTCGTTGACACCTTGGTTGACCCCAAGCCATTCAGCATTCAGGAAGTCATCAACCACAATGACGCCACTTTCATGAGTGTAGGCGCTCCCAAGCTCCAAATCATTCATGGTGTCCTCGAAAGAATGATACCCGTCGATATGCCAAAAGCGGTACGAGCGTTCAAGTTTTTGCTGCCAAAGGCCAGTCGACTTGTCCGGGTATACGCCATCGACCTTGCGGCCAGACACGTCCTCAAAGTTTTTCTCGAATAACCATCGGAAGTCCTTGCTCTCGTTGTAGCCATTGAACGTGTCGACGGCATAAAACTTTTCGCCTTCCTTCAAATACTGACCAAGAAATGCGGCGCTCTTGCCGTGGTATACGCCAATTTCCATGATATCGCCGATAATGCCCATGCTCTTTTGCAACTCGTTCACGTCATGGAATAACCAGGCGGCCCGCTCAAGGAACCATCCGTTGATCTTTTCGATTTTGTCCCAGTTTTGAATCATAGTAGATTGTGCTTATGTTGAATTTTTTTGAGTGCTTTTTCGTAGTTTTCTGTCACCGATACACTGTCATTCCTGACGTGGTTTTCGTAGAGCGTGGCGTTGACCCAGTGCGGCCACCCCCACCTGTCGTCGCTCTCGTCAATCGTTAGCCACAAGTCCCAGTCCTGCAAGCGCCTGACAGTCGGATCGAAGCCGGGGAAGCACGGACGTCGTATCATTGCTGAGGTGTCGATGAAGTTCCGCTCTCTGATTCTCTCGCTACTGTATTCACGAGAAATATGGACGTGCTCCATTTTACCAGTAAATTGAAAATTGCTATAAGCGTATGGCGCAGACGGGTGCTCATCAAGTGCCGTCCGTAGCGTTTCCAAAAAATCAGGCCCATACACGCAGTCAGAATCGGCAAACACCAAGTAGGAACCGGAGGACATTTTATACCCAAAGTTTCTGGCCACATTCGCGTTGG